ATTATAAACAAAGGACTAACAATATCATCTTTAGAAGAATTTATATTTGTTTTTGCAACTTTTTCTTTGGATACCTCGGACACTTCTACTTCTTTCTCACTTGGGACTTCAGTTTTCTTTTCTGCTTCACTTACTTCAAGTTTAGCAATTACTTTTTCAGCAATTAGACATTTAATGCCCTGCTCATTAAGATTGTCAATCATTTCGGAGATTTCAGGTGTTTCTAAATCCTCAACAGTTATGTATCCACCTTTAGTAGCGAGAACTTTCAAATCTTCTTTCTTTTGTGCTAATTCTGCTTCTTTTTCTGCTTTTTCGATTAACTCAACTTTTTCTCTAAAAGGAATAAGCTCTGCTATTTCAGCTTCTTTTGCGGAAATATCTTCACCTAATTTTGTAATTGCTTCAATCTTAGAGGATAATTCTGTCTCTTTCTCTGAGAGAGCAGTTGTAAGTGTGGCAAGTTGAGTGTCTTTTTCTGCGATTTCTGCAACCAAAACAAATTGCATTTCTACATTAGTTTGAGACGTAATAGAAATTGTGTCATCACTATTCACTGTGTATTTAAATTCTACAAATTGAGTATCTGTAGATTCCCAGTTGTGAGCGACTGCGCGATATTCCATAGGGAATAAATAACTAATATAGAACCAGTCATTGGGGTTGGCTGCATTGATCGCTTGTCTAACCTTTCTATATAAATCATTGTCGGTTAAAGAAGCGACTTCATTTGTAGGCTTATCCATTATTTTTCCTCCTTGTTCGTTAATTTGTGATGTTTCTGGGGTACTTATATCTTTAACTTCATCAGTAGACGAAGATGCGATATCATTATTTTTCTCATCTATTAAATCTTGTGTAAATGCCTGTGCTAATTCAAAATCTATATTTGTATCATCTAATTCAGATAATTCAATTACGGAAGAAACAGGGTATGCCGATTGTATTCCAGAGCCTAATATAGCAACTCCAAAGAAACAAATTCCTTTTAACCATGTAACTTCATTTTCAATATAAGATTCTGAAAAAGTTAATTCATAACTTACATGAAGATTCCCTTCATCAAATAATTTATTTATTACTGAAATTGCATTTGAATAACGAGTCCAAAAAGTTACATTTGCTGTAATGCATTTCTTTATTGCACCATCTATTTCTATATCTTCGATTTCGCTTGAATTAAAAAATCCAATTGGGTTAGTGTCAAAATATACCTTTGTTTCTAATTTATTTGTTTCAGAGTTAAATTCTTGAACTTTTTTCATCTCATGTCCAGATAGATTTAAAGTGCCATCAGAATTTTTAATTACTTTACATACGGCAGGTTGTTCAACAAGTGTTTTTAATTCTTCGTCTGATAAATCAGAACTCTTAATACCTTTACCATTTAAATTGCCTTCATCAAGAGGACACACCAACACCTTGCCAAATAATTTTGTTCCATCTTCGCTTTCTGATAATGCAATTATATTTGCATTAAATTTTACATTGTTCATTTCTCACCTCCTTAAATGTACTTATCAAAAATGGTTTAAATTAACCAAATTCAATATTAATTCCATCTTTTTGCAATTCTTCCGTAGAAACAGAAGAAGTATTAGATTCATCTAACACCCAATTTAAAATGTCTATTTGAAATTGAAGATATTTTTTATTCTTTTCGTTAATTAAAACCTGAAGCTCAAACATTTTATCTTGAACTTCTTGAAATGTTCTCATTACTTACCACCTTTAAATGTCACTTAATTTACTATCACTACGTTTTTTGTCCTGCTTTTTCTTATCAAGATTTTTATTTGGATTGTCTTTTTCAAACTTATTTTCATCTTGATTTAAATCCTTACCAGATGCCGTAAATGCTGAAAGTCGAGGAGTGAATATTTTATCAAGTCCAAATCTTGTCTCGCCAGTTTCGGGGTCTTTAAACTCAAATTCATTCTCTTCTTGTCTACGAATTAGTTCTGATTCCATATCATAACCAAGTATTTCGAATGTAGATTTGTAGGACGCACCAAACTTCGAAAAAATTGTGTCTGAAAGTTTAATCTTCATTTCCATTTCAAGTAAATCACTAGCAAAAACTTCTACATCAGGTGTAAAAGCAGGATCAATACCATTATCTCTAAGAACAATTGAGTACCATTTTTTTAGAATTACTGCAATTTGCTCCGACAATTTGTTAATAGTTTTCATTAATTCTTTAATATTTATCTCAGATATTACATATGAACTTTTATTCTCGACAGATAAGAAACTAATCCCTAATGCCATTAATACTTTATTTTTATAATAATTGATAGTCTCAATAGGCATTTGTTCAGTTTTACTTTCAACATATTTCATATCTTCAACAAACGGCAAAGCAGTATATACAACAACTGGGTTTTTCCAAGCTTTCATTAGTTCACTGTGAGCTAACATCCATTTGTCAGATGCAAACGTTCCGTCAGTATCTTTAATCATTTCTGCTCTCATTAATTGAACAATAATTTTTTTGCCTTTAGCAGCAGCATTGTTTTTATCTGTAGTTGCAAGAACATCAAGCATTAATTGAGGAGAGAGCGATTTGAATACAGGTGTTAACCCATATCTACCATTCATATTATTTATCCTAACAACACCTGTATTTTCAGGATTTAATTTAGCATATTTTTCTTTATTGATATATGCATCATAAACCTCTTTAGGATAATTAGCTTTAATTTCATCTTCTATTGTGACCATAAACAAGCTTTTACCCTTTTTATTTGTATATCCTGCTGAAACTAGACGAGATTTCAACTCTGCCATATTAATTAATACAATTGGTTCACCATCAATCTCGTAGGGCGAAATCTCAGCAACCCCCAAAGGGAAATAATCAACTACATATGTACCATTATTATTTCTGAGATACATAATATAATTGCCCTCAACGTATGTCATTGGAATTGCTTTTCTCAAAAGATTTTTTACATTGATTTGGGTATTAAAATCTTCTATTAGTTCCTCTGCACGATGGCGAGCTTTATTTTTATTTCTGCTTGACTTAGAAACCTCTTGAAAATTAATCTTAATATCTGTATTAACATTACTTTCAATAGTCTCATATACTTTGCCTATTAAATCATCTTTATTAATGTAAAATTTTGCAAGCTGATTTATTCTAAGTATTTTCTCTAAATTATCTTGTGGGTTTAAAGCTAGAGAATCTAAATCTCTTTGAGATAAAATTTGATTGCCTGAATCTAAAGATGAAAGGAGGCGAGAATAAACATGTTCTTTATTTTGGAAATCATATGTTGCTTTTTCAATAAGTGAATTAAGCATTGTTTCAGAAGTTGTTGTTATAATTGTCGTTCCATCTTCTGTTTTTGATGATATAATTACTTCTATATCATCTGATGAGGTAGAAGAGAATGGAGGAGATTTTATAGGTTCTTTTTCTTTTGACATTATTTATTATTTCACCTCGATTCTTTATATGCTTTTTAGAATGAAACTGATGAAACGCAAGATAAATTTGATATGTCTTGTTGTTTGTCTGATTTTATTTTATCTTCATAGTTTTTTATGTACCATAGACCATAAGCGACAGCAGAAAAACGGTCTCTATCTATTCCTCTAGTGACTTGCTCGGTAGATAGTTTACCACCTTGCATATGTTTTAATTTCAAATTTGCAACTTCTTCAATTAATAAATCCGTTTGCATACTTGGAACAATTACATTTTTAATATGATTTTTATCATCAACATCGTAATTACTATTTTGAACTTTTACTAATAATTGAAGTTTCCCACTTTCAACCATATCAATAAAATTTACAATAATATCAGAGTTAATTCCTTGAGAATGCAATGCAAATAAACACTTTTCCGAACCTTTTATATCTGGTTCTAAGTCACTATTAATTGTATCCCAACATTTTAAAGTTTCTTTAGTAATTGGGTCTATTTGTTCTTTCAGCAGTTCGTCCACTAATCCTTTTCCGAGACCATTCTCGTCAGAAATTGCTTTTTTTGCTTTAAATATATTTTTAATTCTTTTAAATTCAATAGCTTGACCAGTAAAGTTTAAACCGTTTGGTAAATTTATTAAATTAACCAATTGTATATAGACTATTCTTTTTTCTTTATTACGCTTAACTTTCAACACAGCAATAGAAGATTGGTTATTAGAAGTCTTTTGTGAGCGTGCTACATCCATGCTTACATAGTAATCAGATTTCCCATCATATTCTATTTCTGGTTTAGATATGGTTCTTAGTTTCATTATTTTGTTTATGTCAATCAATGCACCATCTGCACTACCAACCCATTTTGATTCGTAGTTTTGAGCAAATGCAATAGGAGACATATTTTTCTTTTTATCTAGTATTTGCTGTTTCGTCGAACCTCTTCCGTACCAACATCCCAAATGCCAATCTGAACCCATTACGATTTTACCTTCTAGATTTACCATATCGTCTTTCATACGAAGACTTCTGGAAAATTCATCACTACCTCTAAATCCTGCAGTTGTATAAAAATTTACCTTTTGACTAAGTTCCTCTGGATTTAATATTCCTAAATCTCCAACCGTTAATCTACCATGTTCGACAATTGGGAAAAGTGAATCTTGGAAAGTAAAATCGTCGATTAGAGCTGATTCTTCGATCATAATTACGTTACGCCTTTGACCTTTTGAAGTTGAAGAATTAGCCAACACATCAATACGCGAATCATTTACAAACTTAATTTCTGCATCACTTTTAGAAAAATGAGCATCATAGATCTCATTTTTGAACCAAGGGTATTTTTTTAATATATCATTGTATTTATCTTTTAATAGTTCGGCAGCATTTTCTTTTGTTTGGGCAGTAAGTGCAAATTCAATCCCTGGGAAAAACACACATGCTATAAACATCACAATTTCTTCATTAAATGTCTTTCCCCATCCTCTTGGATATACACCATACATACTTAAAAATCGCATCGCTACTCTCATAAAAGTACGTTGATCTGAATGTAATTTTATTCCTCCTTTTTGTGGTTTAATCAAATCTAACCACAAATCAGGATAAAACCTTGCCCACGAAACAAAATCTACATATTTGTCCAAGTTGCTTCTGAATTGACTATTTTCTTCTTCACCTTTTGCATCAACTGTGCTATTAAATTCTGGATTATAGTTATTTCTACTTTCTTTAGTTGTATATTTTGCATTATCACTTTGGAAATTACCAAAAGAAGACACTTAATCACCATCTTCTTTAATGAATATTTTTATCTTATCTCTATTTTTTTCAGATGTGTCATCTGTAAATATTCCATAAGGATCACCATATTGTTTAATATAATCTTCTTTCCTTCTGTCGTAAAAAGAATATACGTCTTCATAGTTGCAAGGAGGTAGTCCACCTAAATCTCTAATGTAATTTACATAACACCAAATATTAAAATCTAAAGCGTCATTTGGTCTGTATTTAAATCTAGGCAATATAGGAATAATATCTACTTCTTTTTCAACTGCTTGAGAGAGTTCAGAGAAAGTAGATAATCCATCTGATAAATCTGCTTTACTTAATTGACTAGGATTGATTTTAGCAGATGTTGCTGCCTTATTTGCAAGCTCTCCCCATTCTTTTGCCTCTTTAACATCACCTTTAGCAGTAGCAATTTCTTCTTTTACTCTATATCTGATATAATTTAATAGTGCTTCAGTATGTAGATTTGTTTTTTCTTTGTAATTATTTTTTAACATATTATATTTTT